GAAACATTTGATTATGACGAAGATGAGCTTGTAGAAGCTGTCGTAGTCATTGCAAACGATAGTTCAGTGCTTAAAGCAGTACGTAACCCGTACTTAATGGGTGACCGTCCTTTTGTTTGTTATCAACATGATCGTGTTCCTAATAAATTCTGGGGTAGAGGTATTGCTGAGAAAGGTTATAACCCTCAAAAGGCACTTGATGCAGAGCTACGTGCCCGTATAGACGCTCTAGCCCTTACGACACACCCTATGATGGGTGTAGATGCTACCCGTCTACCTCGTGGGGTTAAATTCGAAGTTAAAGCGGGTAAGACTATTCTAACGAATGGTGATCCACGTCAGACTCTAATGCCACTTAACTTTGGTAGCCTTAATAACAGTACGTTTACAGAAGCTGCAGAGCTAGAACGTATGGTTCAAATGGGCACAGGAGCGATGGATTCCGCTAACTCTAAGAACTCCAATCCTCGTAATTCAACCGCTTCTGGTATGTCTATGATTCAGGCGGCATCTATTAAACGCCAAAAACGTACCATTATGAACTTCCAAGAAAATTTCTTAATCCCTATGATCGAAAAAGCAGCTTTTCGGTACATGCAGTTTGCTCCTGATAGGTATCCTGCAGGAGATTATAAGTTTATAGCTTATTCCTCAATGGGGATTATGGCAAAAGAATTAGAGATGACTCAGATGATTCAGCTCTTATCAATGACACAACAAGGGACCCCTCCATTTTCTTTAATGCTTCTATCAATCTTTGAAAATAGCTCGTTGTCAAATAGAGAGGAAATGAAAGCTGCAATAGCGCAAACATTACAGCCTCCACAACCTGATCCAAAAGAAGAGCAATTAAAAGAGATGGTACAACAGCTTGAACTTATGAAGCTACAAATGGAAGTTGAAGAGATGAAGGCAGGAGCTATGAAGGATATGGCACAGGCAGCTAAACTTCAAAGTGATGTAAATGATACCCAATCTCAAGAGTCCCTTATGAAACGTCAGATAGAATTAGCTGAAAAGCTTGCTAAGATTGAAAAGATTAAAATAGATTCGAAAAATATTCAATCTGAAACTTTCCGTAATGGCCCAGAAATTCAACATCTTCAGTCGGAAACCCTTCTGAATATGGCTAAAGCACGGCAAAGTAATGCTAACTGATAGAGAATACTTAGAGAAACGTCTTGATTTGTTTACTGAGGAAGCGTGGAGTCTCTTTACAGAAGAGCTAAACTCTATGGCAACTTCTTTAGAAAAAATACAAAACATAGACGATGAAAGAACACTCTACTTACGTAGAGGTCAGGTGGATATTCTAAATATGGTTATTAATTTAGAAGAGACCACCAAATTAGCACTGGATCAATTAGATACCTAATCCCAGTTTATTTTAACTCCATAATCTTTATAGACGGAGATCAGTAATATGAGTAGTGTAGTTGTTGAAGAAACGGTTGAAACTCAAGAAGAATTAGCCCAATATAGTAATATTTCTGAAGAGACTCAGGCTCCAGAGCCAGAACAATCTCAAGCAGAGCCTGAAGTTCCTTCTAAATTCCAAGGTAAATCAGTCACAGAAATCGTTGACTCTTATGAAAACCTTGAAAAAGAATTAGGAAGAAAAGGACAGGAAATTGGGGAGCTTCGAAAGTTAACAGACAGTATCCTTAAACAACAACTTACGACTAATCAAAACGGGACTGCACCAGAGTCGCAAGAAGAAGAGGTTGACTTTTTTGATGACCCTAACACCGCTGTTAGTAAAGCCATTGAAAATCATCCTAAGTTCCGTGAGTTCGAAGCGCAGCAAGCAGCTCAAAAGGCTGCAGCAACAACGCAACAGCTTAAAGCGGCACATCCTGACTATTCAGAGGTCATAAGTGACGTTGGTTTTCAGGAGTGGGTTAAGAAAAGCCCGATTCGTACTAATTTATATGTCGCAGCACACAATGATTACAACTTACCAGCAGCCATGGAACTTTTAGAAAATTGGAAAGAACGTAAGTTAATTAGTAACACAAGTGATGCTGAAGCAAATTAAGCAGCCAAACGTGACGCAGCGTTAAGAAATGGCAAAAGTATTAGTCGATCTTCTTCTGAATCTACAGTCGGTAAGAAAATCTACCGTAGGGCTGACTTAATTCGGCTTAAAACAAATGATCCTCAACGATATGAAGCACTGCAAGATGAAATTCTTCAGGCATATTCTGAGGGTCGAGTCAAATAACGTATAAATAGAGAGCTATAGGAGAAATAAAATGGCTTTAGGAACTGGTCAACAGACCATTACAACCGCAGCAAACTTTATTCCAGAGCTGTGGTCTGACGAAGTTATCGCTGGTTACAAGAAAAATCTTGTACTTGGTAACATCGTTACTCGCATTAACCACAACGGCAAAAAGGGTGATACAATTCATATCCCTGCACCTGTCCGTGGTTCTGCTAACGTAAAAGCAGCAAATACACAGGTTACTCTACAGGGTGATACACACAACACTGTAAACCTGTCAATCGCTAAACATTATGAATATTCAGTGGTTATTGAAGATATTACTGAAGTTCAGGCACTTTCGTCACTCCGTCGATTCTATACGGATGATGCGGGTTATGCACTTGCTACACAAGTAGATACTGACCTGTTTGCGCTTACAGAGGCGCTTCAAGGTGGAACTGTTGGTGGTACAGGGGCTGCTCTATACGAAAAAGCTGTTATTGGTGGAGACGGTACAACTCTCTTCACAGGTAACTCTTCAAACGATAGTGATATTACCGATGCTGGTATTCGTGCAATGATCCTTAAGTTGGACAATGCGGATGTTCCTATGGACAACCGTGCACTTGTTGTTCCTCCGATTGCTGCGAATGACATGCTTGGTATTAACCGTTTCACTGAACAACAGTTCATTGGTGATGGTAATGCTATCAAGACTGGTAAAATCGGTAGCATCTACGGAATGGACGTATTTGTATCCAGCAACTGCCCAAGCATCGAAAGTGATGCTGCTCGTGTAGGTGTGATGATGCATAAAGACGCACTTGCTCTCGTTGAGCAAATGGGTGTACGTTCGCAGACTCAGTATAAGCAGGAATACCTTGGTGACCTGTTTACGGCTGATACGCTGTATGGTGTTGGTGAACTTCGTGATAACGCTGGTGTAGCGTTCGTCGTTCCTGCCGCCTAAGTAACCTAGGGACCCTTAAGACCTCTTAGGGGTCCCTTACTTACTCTTGGAGAATTAAATGCCTAGTTATAATTACACTTGTGTTTCCTGCGATAACAGACATGAAGAATTTCGTTGCATGTGTGAACGTAAGAAAAAAACAACCTGTGTTAAATGTGGTGATAAAGCTTTACTATCTCCCTCTACACCTACTATTTTACTTGACGGTTCTGACCCAAACTTTGTAGCAGCACATGATAGGTGGGTTAAAGAGCATGAAACCAAGGGTAACGGAACTAGGTCCTTTAAATGAATATAGAATCAGCATTAATGGACACTAGTTACGATTTAGAACTAGAACGTATTAAAACAAAAATTAAACAGCTCTATGAAAACTTACTTGTTAAGACACTCAAAGCTTCTCGACGGGATATCTCTGCAGAAGAGATTGCTGATTTTTTAGAGATGAATGAGCTTGAATTTAAAGGTGATGGATTTGAAGAAGAATCTGATGGCTTAGAAGAACTTTTAGAGGCGTTGTCTAAAGAAGATGATTTAGACGATGTTAAAGACAAAGAATACGAAGACCCTGATGTTGAAAATGGGACGGAGTTAAAAAGTAAATCTAAGGATGCTAGTACAACACCGACTACTGTAAACATAGACATTCCTAAAGTTGGTATGTTTACTCCTAAAGATAAACGTAGCCGTGTTGAAACAAAAAAGTTAAAAACACCTAGAGGTAAGATATCCCGTGTCATCGATGATTCTCCAATAGTAAAAAGCCAAGAGATGAAAGATATTTGGGATGAAGAACGTAAAAAGTTATTAGCTTTAGTTGAAAAACGTAATCAAGAATATGGGGTTAAATTGTAGTAATGAAATCTGTCAAAATGAGAACGGCTGGTAAATGTGTACCTAATAAGAAAGAGAAGCCAGTATCCCCTAAAAAACGTAAGAAGAATGCTGCTCGAATGGTAAGCGAACGTAGGCGCTACTCTTAATGAGACGCGGAACTACTCGCCCCCTTGTTTGTCCTTTTCCTCAGGGGAGACAGAATACATGGCAACAACAGCAATTATTTATGAAATTAAGTAACGCACGACAGGAAGAAACAGAGCCTTTTCGGTTTGGAAATTCTCGTACATTATATGGTAAAGCTAAATATTCTAGTAGATAAAAAGGTAATTAAACATGACTGACTATACTATTCAAGTTGGATGGTCCGGTAAAGACGCTTTAGCAGATAGTGATCCAGCAAAAGTTATTTCCGGTGGAGATTTTAACACTGAGTTTGCTGCGGTACGTACAGCAGTTAACTCTAAACTTACCACGGCTAGTAACCTTTCGGATATACCAGCAGCCTCAACAGCGAGGACTAACCTTGGTCTTGCTATTGGTAGCAATGTCCAAGCATACGATGCTGATACTGCTAAGACTGATGTTAAACAAACGTTTACTGCACAACAACGTCCTTTGACTGCCGCATTGACATTTAATGCCACCCAAACTTGGGACACTGATGTAGCGCAAGATGCAACGTTAACACTGACCAATAACGTAACTAACTTTTCTGCTCCAACCAATCAAGTAGCAGGGTCCTATTATACTCTACGGTTAAACGTAGGAAGTGGTCCTTATTCTGTGTCAGCTTGGAACTCAGTATTTAAATGGCCCGCTGCTACAGCACCTACGTTAACTGCAACGGCTAACGCTATTGATATTTTAGTCTTTAGATCAAACGGGACTAATATGGAATTAATCGGTATTTCACAGGATGTAAAATAATGTACGTACTTTTAACTTCTCAATCTGATGGTACTTTTAACCTCCCTATTCTATGGACAGGTAAACGTTTTAATAAAAACTTATTTGATATCCTAGGTTATACTCTATCACGAGACGCTATTCGTAATGGGACATCTCAATCATTTGGTATTTTTAATTTAACAGAACCGTCTATTCCCAAAGGAAAAATGTCAAACGGTTCTAAAGAAGATACATTTGATGGGACAACTGTTACTCGTAAAGCTCCTTGGGCAGATGATCCAACGTATAATGAACTTGATTTACGTAAGGCACAAACTGTGAAAGATATTAAAGCCCATGCTTCTAATCTTATTCTTGAAATAGCCCCTGAGTGGAAACAACGTAATATTTTAGCCGGGATGATCAAAGATACTGCGACTGATGCTGAAAATGCTATGTGGGCAAATATTGATATTATACGGTCTCAATCAGACATTATTGAACTAAGTGTAGCAGATATGACCTTAGAGGATATTACGTCTTTTAATGTATCTTTAGATTCACTTTGGATTCCTGAAGAAGAAGAAGAAGAGACTACAGAAGAGACTACAGAAGAGACTACAGAAGAGACTACAGAAGAGACTACAGAAGAGACTGAAGAAGAAACTACAGAGGTGGTCCCTGAATAATGTTTATATTCCCCGGAGTTTCTAGTGGTAGCGCGGCGTACCTAATTGAACAATCGTTACTGTTTAACGACGACGACAGTGCGTACCTAAACCGCACACCTTCGACGGCTGGTAACCGTAAGACGTGGACTTGGAGTGGTTGGGTGAAACGCGCTAACATTGGTGCGTATATGCACTTCATATGTGCAGGGCCGGGTGGTGCTGATTTCTTTGTATCGAGATTTGGGACTACGAACAAACTAGAACTTTGGGACTATTCAAGCGGAACAGACAACCTTAAGTACATTACAACGGCTGTTTTCAATGACAGTTCGGCTTGGTATCATATTGTGTTTGCTGTTGATACCACACAAGCGACAGCAAGTAAC